TTGCTTATTGAAGCTTTTTTACTTTTGTAAATACAGCTTCAGTTAGAATTAGCCTACAGATGTCTGCTGTTTTTTGCTTGTTTTTATTTCTTGCATCAGAAGCATCATCAGAAGCAGCAGCAGCAGCATCAGCAGCAGCATCATTAGCAGCATCATCAGAAGCAGCATCATTAGCAGCATAAACAGCAGCAGCATCAGCAGCAGCATTAGCAGCAGCAGCAACAGCAGCATCAGAAGCAGCATAAGCAGCATGAGCATCAGCATCAGCAGCAGCATAAGCAGCATAAGCAGCAGCAGCATAAGCAGCATAAGCAGCAGCATAAGCAGCATAAGCAGCAGCATAAGCATCATCATCAGCAGCAGCATAAGCAGCATAAGCAGCATCAGCAGCGGTTCTCAACTCGTCTTCAGATGTAAGACCATTTCCGAAACTTATCGCAGCCTGAACCGCAGTTTTGCTTCTTTCATCTCTCATAAGATTAATAACAGTCTCGGCGCACTTTCCCTTTGCAAGCACTAATAAGTGCTTGTCTATGTTTAATTTTGCGGATAGCCAAAGTAGCCAGTCGCTCCTGCTACATGACTTCCAGAATGTTTCAAAGTCAGGAAAACTGTTGTAGTATTCGAGACCATCTGAACACGGCCTAAACTTCGTAATGTCAAGTTTCATTTTTATTTCTCCTTGTTGGTTTATTTTTTCTTTTTCAATTCCCTGATTACATTCAACAGAGAATCGATTTTCTGTTCCTGTTCGATCCGTCGTTGACTGCACAACAGTAGCGTCCGTTCCTGGGCTTTCAAATTTTCCTCTTGACTGAACTTCTCAGCGCACGACATAAAGCATACTCCGATATCGTCCGGCGCTGGGAATTGTCCTCTACTGTCAGTTGCGATGAATACGGTTGCCAAGATTGCACCGATAATGATAGTTGTGATCATTTTTTTCATGGTTTTTCCTCCGATTGGTTAATGTGATTTATTAACGCTGCCTATAGTATTAAGCATATCCTCGACAAACCTTGACAGATCATTGACCGGATACAACGATTCAAAGTCCCAGGATAAAACTTTGTTTTTGTATCTTAGCTTATGGGCAAGGAATTTCCCTTTTATATCAGTCTTCAGCACGCTGTTGCATCCGTTTTTGTTGCAGAGATTAACAGCCTTCAGCATCTGAGTTCTGATCTCAACGTTACCCGACGTTGATCGGCAGATAAGGCTATTCACCGCCTTGAAATGTTGTTCAAATGACACCAGGAGCTGTTCCGGGGTTGAAACTACAGGGAACATCGTTGAAACGGTGTTATTATTTTTGCCGATTATTGATATTGCTTTCATTTTATTCATAGCTCTCTCTCCTCTTCCGGCCGAAGCCGGGGTTGTTATTTTAACTGCCTCAATCAACTACATATATAATATACCACTTTTTTTAATAATATGCAATACAAAAGTAATACATATGTATGTATAGCGTGGAACATAATGTAATACATGATATGCTTAAAATGCTTTAAAATCAAGGGGTTTGTGGAACAGAATAAACGATGATGTAATACATGGCAGAATATGCTTAAATTACGCTAAAAACAGCGTTATTATACCGGAATTGGCGAAATTACACGAATTAGGGCACTTTTGCAGCGATTATTTGAAAATGTACGTACCTTTGTACGGAATAGATCACAGGAGAGCGGTTGAGGAAATAAAAATAGGGAAGTTTGTTTCTGATTAGCACTCGCTACAAACTTCCCTATCAAGACCGCTATAACAGGTTCCCATTAATCCTTAAAAAATGGGTGGTCCCGCTATTTATTAATATTAATAATATAAGCTTATAGGGCCATTTTTGTCAATCTAAATAATATCTATTGACTTTGATGCTGGAAACTATGTAGTTTTTCACAACAATAGTGTAGGTTTTCGACGAAGACCGAAGGAATTCGGGAAAACCATTGGGAAAACTATCTCGTTTTAATCAAATCTGTCCCGAGATCACCACAAAATAAAAAAACACCATTTTTACTTTTCCTGAATTATATTATTATTAAATAAATTACAGTAACACTAAAATAGGTGAATTTATGACTCTAGCTGCAATGACCCCTGAAAAATTCGAGGAAATCTGCAACACCCTGGAAACTACATCAATCGGAGTTAGAGCAATACTATATAACTCAGGGTTTGATCCAAAAGATTTTTATCGGTATATGAAAAAAGTAGGCGAAACAGCACGCCAACGCTACGCACACGCAAAAGTAATTCAGTGTGAAGTCATCGCCGAGGAAATGCTTGACATTGCGGACGAAAGCACAAATGATTTTATGACCGTTATGAAAGGCGATAAATGTTTAGAAGTCGAGAACAAGGAGGCCGTCAATCGGGCAAGGCTGAGAGTTGACACGCGCAAATGGCTTTTATCAAAACTAATTCCCAAAAAATACGGGGATAAAGTCGACCTTAATCACAATGGGAACATATCGGTTATGAGGGTTGAATATCCGAAAAAGAGTGACATTGGAGACCCGGTACAAAACGGATGATATATAATGTATAATAGTAGCGCGACACAAAAGGTGTGGAGGCCACTCAACAACGATCAAGCGGAAGCGTTACGGCGTAGCGAGTTCGAAATTTTCACAGGTGGAGAACGCGGCGGTGGAAAGTCTGAAATCGGGAGAGCTTGGCTCTTAGAACCCGAGTATATCAATCATCCGATGTACAGATGTTTAGTTATTAGAAAAAATTCAGTTGACTTAGACGACTGGATTTTCAAAATGAAGTCGTTTTGCGGTGACGCTGTTGAGATTGGCGGAAATCCTACTACGATAAAATTTCCGGGAGGAGGACGCGGTACACTCGGACACCTGGCAAATAAAGATTCCTGGTCTCATTATGTAGGTCATGAGTATCAAAAAATTCTATTTGAAGAGATTAATCTTATTCCCGAAGAGCAACGATATCTTATGGTGCTCGGCTCTTGCCGGTCAAGCGTACCGGAGTTAAAACCGCAGTGCATGTCGAGCGGAAACCCTGGCAATGTTGGCCATATCTGGGTTAAAAAGCGTTTCGTTGATTGTGCGAGAAATAAAACGTATATCGATCCAAAGTCTGGACTGTCAAGGATTTTCATTCCGCTTAAGCTGAGAAAAAACACGAAGCTGCCGCATGAATACGAACAAACGCTCAGGCTATTGCCAGTAGCGATTCAGAAAGCTTGGCTTGAGGGAGATTGGGACGCGCTTGCCGGTCAGATGTTTCCGCTTATGCCGGAGCAGGAGGATCCGCGAGAGCTTACCGAAGAAGAGCTGATGACGTTCGACCTGTCATTCGATTTCGGGAGCAGTGACACCGGGCACAGTTCGGTCGGGGGATGGTACACGGATTGCCTGGGACGTCCGCACAGAATGTTTACATGGTATCATCGATTAGGCCATACGGCAGGAGAGCAAGCGCTGGAATTGCATGACTATGTAATGTCATTCCCATTTACAAAAGGCAGACGACCGAGAATGGTATATTCCGATCCTGCGATATTCGCAAAGCGCAGAGAGATTGGGATTAATGCGACACCAAAAAGTGTAGCTGATATTTTCGCGGATACGACGCTATGGGAGTTCGTACCGGCGCCGAATGACAGGCGGAATGGTTGGCGAGTAGTAAACAACTATTTTGGTAGAGATCCGCTCACGACTATGGCAAACAGTTTCGCCTGGACGGGATACAACAACACGTTTTACGATCATTTTTCCATGCAGGTCAGGGATGATGATGACCCGGACGACATAGCAGATAACAATTACGATCATGTATGCGATGAGACGCGGTATTATCTGGTGTCTCATTTGAGCATAGGCGCGGTAAAGAGCCAGAAAAGAAGACGAATTGAACCACAAACGGCAGGGGTGCTATTTTGAAAGCTATTCTTGACAGGGTAATAATAGAGCCGGATGCAAAAGAGGGCATGTTCGGGAGTATCATAATTCCTGATGATTCGCGAAAGCGTCAACACCGGGGTACTGTGATATGTTGCGGGACGGGAAGACACAATAAAAAGGGCGTGTTTGTTCCGGTTGGTGTTTCTCCTGGTGATGTTGTTTATTACAACAGGTATGATGGCATTGATTTCGATGATGAGGGTAAAGAATACGTTTGCATTCTTGACAAAGACATAGTGGGGAAAGAATGACACCTGAAGAAGATAAAATAGTTGTTGAGGCGCTTGACAGGTTCAGGAAGTGCGAGGAGTCTAGTGCTGAAATCCGAAGCGCCATGCTTGATGACCTAAAGTTTTTATCCGGTGATCAATGGGATGAGGGGATAAAAAGAGAGCGAACGCTTCCCGGTATGGAGAGGCCTTGCCTTGTTGTTGATAGATTAAACCCTGTGATAAACCAGATCGTTAATGACGGCAGGCAAAACCGGCAGCAGATGAAGGTCCGGCCTGCAGGTGGTGAAGATGAACCGACCGCAAAAATTATTGATGGTATGGTAAGGTACATTCAAAACCAATCTGATTCTCAAAGTGCCTTTGATACTGCGTTAGAATATGCGGTAAGATGCTCTATGGGATATTTCCAGATCAGGAACGATTGGGAAGATGAAAACAGTTTTGATCAGAAAATAGTTATTGACAGGATAGAAAATCCTCTTACCGTGTATTTTCCGGTGCATTTGTGCAAGGCTTCCGATTATTCCGACGCTCCGTATTGTTTTATTACTGATGATGTGCCGACCGAAGATTTTAAAGCAGAGTACCCGGACGTTGATGTTTCATCGTGGGAAGCAACAGGGATAGGGGACACCGGTAACACCTGGACGACCGAAGATACCGTAAGGGTTGCAGAGTATTTCGTCAAAGAAGAAAAGACAAAGACAATCTATCTGCTGTCGAACGGTGATGTTACAGATAACAAAGGTAATCTTCCGGAAGGCGTAACTGTAGTAAAATCACGGGAGAGCATAGAGACAAAAGTAATGTGGTATAAACTGTGTTCGGGCGCTATTCTGGACAAGAAGGAAATACCATGTAAATGGATACCTGTTATTCCGGTAACGGGTGTTGAGATGAATATTGGGGGCAAGAAGAAGTATTTTTCTGCGATACGGTTTGCTAAGGATTCGCAGAAGATGATGAACTATCTGAAGAGCTGCCAGGCTGAAAGGATTGCGCTTGCACCACTTTCGCCATGGATAGCTGCAGAGGGACAGATTGAGGATTACAATGATATTTGGGCTGTTGCGAATAAGCGGAATATTGGAGTACTACCGTATAAACCGCAAAGTATATCCGGGGTTTTGGTTGGTGCTCCTCAGAGAGTGCAGGCTCCTGATGTTTCAGTGGGTATTGTCGAGACGATAAAAGAGACTGTAGATGACATAAAGGCGGCGACCGGCATTTATGATGCATCATTGGGCGCGAGGAGTAATGAGACCTCCGGCAAGGCGATTATCGCACGGCAAAAAGAGGGTGACACTGCAAACTATCACTTTGTTGATAATTTGTCGAGATCGATGCGCCATTGCACAAGAATAATCGTTGATATGGTGCCAAAGATATATGTAACGGCGAAGATAGTAAGAACGCTGGGCAATGATTTTACCGAAGCTGTTGCCATGGTGAACGCTCAATATAATAATGGTGAAAACATCAATCCGAATGGTGAGCTGTACGATATAACGGCTGGCAAGTATGATGTTGTAACTGATACCGGACCGTCATATCAGACACAAAGGCAGGAGACGAGTGAGCTTCTGGTGTCGTTGTGTCAGGGCAATCCACAGCTTGCGGCGAATACTGCTGATTTGCAGGCGAAACTTGCCGGTGCTCCGCAGGATATTATCGATCGGTTCAGGAAAATGCTTCCACCAAGGCTTGTAGAGCAGAACAAGAAGGATATACCGGCGCAACAGGTTCAGGTGATGGAAGAACAGTATAAGAGCATGATTCAGACACTTAACCAGCTTGTTGAGAAAATGGGTAGTGAGATTGAGCGGCTTGAATTCGAGGCAAAGAATAAAACGGCACAGATCGAGGCTGATATACTTAAAACACAAATGAACAACGAAACGCAAATAGAAAAAACGTTGTTGACGAATTCGCATGCCGTTGGAATGGATGCGAGTAAAAGGGCTTACGAAAATAACACGGCAACT